CCGCCCTCACCGATCATGGCCAGTGTGGGGGCCGTGGCAATGCCGCCGGCGGCCAGGGCCGGAATGGTCGGGATATTAAAGCCCAGGGTTTGCCCGCCTACCAGCGGCACCCAATCCGGGATGGTCACCGAAATGCTGTTGATCTTCTCCAGCACCCAGTTGATGGCCGAAATAACCCCGTTGATAGGCGCTTTTGCCAGGTTCACGATCATGCCGAACAGGTTTCCGAAGATGTTTACGATATTATCCCAGGCGCCTTCCCAGTTTCCTGTAAAAACATTTTTTACAAATTCAATGATATTTGTGAAAATGTCCTTTACATTTTCAACGGCCGCCTGTATGCTTTGCCACCATCCTGTGATAAAGGCGGACAGCATTGGGAAGTTGGCCTGGAACGCGGCCACCAGATTGGAAATGGTAGTTGTGACCCAATTTTTAATATTCCCGAACACTTGTGCAATTTGAGCGCCTAGTTCTGCGGCCTTCGCTATCACGGCGTCCCAATTCTTGTACAGCAGGACGCCGATAGCCACTACCGCGGCGATGGCCGCCACAACGGCTAGGACAGGCAGATTAAGCGCGGTCATGGCTCCCGCCAGGGTAAAGGTGCCCGTTGCGCTGGCTTCGGTTACTACCTTGTAGACACCCATAACGGCGTTGTATGCAGTCACCGCCAGCTTATACGCCTTATAAGCGGCCACCGCTGTCAATATGCCGGCGGCCAGCGCCAGGATCAGATCCTTGTTTTCGGAAACCCATTTTACCGCCGTTTCTGCTGCCGGTAGGATGACCCCTGTCATGTAGTCCCCGATCCTGCCTAGGGCTTCTTGCACGACGGGCAGGGCCGCCTCTGCCAGCTCTCTGACATACGGCAGGATATTGGTGCCCAGCTCCGTCAAAAAGTTTGCGCCCAGGTTTTTGATCATCTGAATGTCATAGGCCAGCGTGTCGGTTTGCCGCTCAAAGGCGGTGTTTGCCGCGCCCGTGGCCTCGTACATTTCTGCTGTCTTGCTGGTCAGGTTTTCCGCCTGGGTTCCCGCCATGGCCAGCACGGCGGTTTGCGCCTCTACGGAGGAGAACAGCCCGGCAAACGCCAGTTCGTTCCCGCCCACGGATTTTTTTAGGGCCTCCAGCGCCCCTTGCAGGCCCTCGCTCTCCAGCAGGGCTTGCCCGCTTTCATAGCCCATGCTTTGCAGGGCCGCGCTCATGTTCTTGGACGGCGATAGGAAGCCCTGCATAGTAGCCTTTAGCTGGGTCACTACTTCCGCGGTGGATCCGGTTACGCCTGTCAGGGTGGCCATGGCGCCGAAAAGCTGTTCCTGTTCCACGCCCAATGTGCTGGCCAGCGGTATCACTTTCCCCATGGCCGCCGCCAGCTCCGGGAAAGTGGTTTGTCCCAGTCGAACCGTGGCAAAGGATACGCCGTTATTGCGGACAATGCCCCGGTAGTCCATGACGGTGATCCCCCAGTCCAGCCAAATGTCCCACACAAAGCCCAGGTAACCGGCCTTTTCGCTCCGGCGGAAACTGGGGGTTTCCATGCCGTTCAGGTAGTCCACCTGTACGCTCTTGGCCGTGGTCTTATCGCCCACGATGTACCAGGGCACCGCGCTGGATCCGGCCAGGGCGTTGATCGCGCCCTCCTCCACCACCTGGAGCTGGGTCCGGTACTTGTAAAGCGCGTTTGCGGTGTGGCTGCCAATGCCCTCCACATCCACCTGCGCGGTTTCAAGCAGCTGGGACATAAGGAAACCGTACCCCACGGGCACCAGGATGTACTTGGGCTGTACCATAATGCTTTCCCCGAAAGGATCCGTCTGGCGCAGCAGCTTCATCATCATTTTCTGGACGCTCTCAATGGTGGGGGCGGTGCCGGTGGCGATCAGGTTCTTGTGTGCGTCGGCTTCAAACAGGGTCACACCGTCATATACGGCGGGGTTCTTCACGATGACCTCATACACCTGCTTGTTGATCTTCCGCTTTGCCACGCGGGCGTACTGGCCCGGCATTTCGGACAAAAAGCCAATATCATCATTGATGAACGCCTCACGGGTCATGGTGAACTGGGTCCCGTAGGTGTCCAGCTTGCGCAGGGGGTTCATGCTGGTGTCCAGGGTGCTGTGCTTCAGCTCTCCGCCCTCGGTCACCTTGTCGAACTGGCCGCCGCCGATGGTGTATTCATGGGCCTTGCTGGGCTTGAAGTCCGGCAGGCTGCCCTTGCTGGTCCACAGGTCATAGGTGGTGGGCACAAGCTGGTACTGGTGTACAATGGATTTCTGGATAGCCTGATCCAGAATAGCGGGGAAAGAGGCCGTGGGGGAAAGGAACTGGCGCACCGCCATGTCCCACAGGTCGTTCTTGCCCATGCGCAGCAGGGAGGTGGTGGACCCCTCGCCGCTCCGGGCCATGCACTCGATCATGAGATCCCGCACAGACATGCCACGCAGGCTGTCCGCTTCTCTGGCCGGATTGCTCACAGGCACACCGGCACGCAGCAGCAGGGCGTCCACCGCCGCGTTGCGGAACTCATTGCCCTGGCCGTCATCGGTCCGGGTGCCCACGGGGCCGTTGTTGGCGATCATAAACTCCACCGCCGCCTGGCGCACCTGGTCCATGGTCTGGCCGCCGCGGATGTACTCCGCCGGATCCATGCCCACCTGCCGGCACAGGGCCACAATGTCGCTGTTGCGCTGGCGTTCCGCCTGCACCGCCGCCTGGCGGGCTGCGTCATCGTTTCCGCCCTCGCCCTCCGCGCCGCCTGGATTTCCTGCGCCGCGGTTGCCCTCCGCAGGGGGTTCTCCGCCACCCTGGTTCCCGTCCTGGCCTCCCGCGTTCCGGGCGGCGTCAATCTTTCCCTGGATCTGGTCAAACTCCGTCTGCTCCTCGCGGGTCAGGCCCCGGCCCTCTTTCCGGGCACCGTCCACAATCGCCTGCTGTCTGGCAATCATTTCCTGAATGGTCATTGCTCTTTACCTCCTAAAAGTATTTTGATTGATTTGGATCTGCCGCTCGTATGCGGACAGGTCCGGTGTGTCTGTGCTTTCGCTGGATCGGCCCACGCCCACGGTGGCGTCCGCCGGCACGGAAACAACGGAGATCTCCAGGGGTGTCCACCGTCTGGCGATCTGGCAGGGGCCGGTGAAGCGTCCATCTGCCGATGTGGCCCCGGCCCGCACCTCCTCCCAGCTGTCCACGCTGTAACGCACCGATGTGGTTTTCAGGGTCCCGCTCTGCACCTTGCTGAAAACCTTTTCCGCGTCTGCGTCGGTGTCAAATTCCACCTCTGCCATGCCGCGGTTGTTTTCCAGCCAGGCGCGGATCACGCGCCCCACCACCTTGTCCACATCATGGTTGAAAAGCAGGACCCCCACGCTGTTCAGCCGCCCCAGGTCCACGGCGCCCTCTGCATGGTCCAGGATCTCCATGCCAAAATAGCGGCGGTATGGCGCTTCACTGGAAAAGCTAATTGTCCTCCGGCGGCTGTCCTGCCCCTCCTCCTGTCGGGCCAGAATTTGCCCCATGCTCCTGGTTCCCTGGTTCTTGTCCCTGGGTTCCGGTGTTCTGCTGTGCTGCTGTTCCTTGGCCATAAATTACACCTCCCATCTCAATGCCGGCTTTACGGCCATATTTCAGGACCTCGGCCATTTCGTCCACGGCCTCTTTCCAGTCCTTACCCTGTTCGGCTGCGACATCCTGGAATGTCTTTTGGCCCGTTGCCAGGGCGGTTTTGGTGGCGGTGGTTTCCTTGGCCGGGTCGATCCATTTTTTCGGTGCCTGCACCCATTTGTGCGCCAGGTAATCCGCCTTTTTATCCCAAAATCCGGGCGGGTTGATCAGCCCGGCGAGATAACAGGAAATGACAAAAGTTTCGTAGATCTCGCTCATGATCTCGGACAGCAGCTCGATCTCCGCCGCGAATGTGGCTTCATCCTCATTCGCTCCCTGCCGTGCGCTGGAATAATTGCTTTCCGACATGTCCCGGCTGGTGGCCTCGTAGCTCATGCCCTGTCCGGCGCCGATCAAGCGCCATTGCATTTTCAGGAATTGGGAGGCGTCCGATCCCGCGCTTTTCGGCTCCACGGTTTCGATACTGTCCCCCACATTCATTTCCTTGATCATGCCGGGGGTCAGGCTCTTGCCCTCGTAGGTCACCCGGTCCCCGCCAGCCACCACGCCGCCGCGGCCAAATCCGCCCGTAGGGGTTGCCCGCTTAATGAACACGGCCAGGCAGGCCGCGATCCGCTCCTTGACGGAAACGGCGGTGATAAATTCGTTTGTGTCCCGTACCCGCGTAATGGTGGGGGACAGGTCCGAAACCTCACGCAGCTGGCTGGGGCGGTGCTTGGTCCAGTACGGGATCACATGCTTGGCCTCGATGTACACCGGGGTGGTCAGCTTCCAGCCCTCCACATCGTACTGCTGGATGAAATAGCCCACCGCCCGGCGGGCCGGGTCGTACTCGATCCCACTCACCACGGTGTTGCCCTTGTGCCTGGGGATGGAGGCGGTGGTGTCCAGTTCGTCCACCTCGATCATTTGGAGCTTGAACGGCACCAGGCCGCCCCTCGTGTATCGCTTGATGAACAGGATCCCGCCGTCCACCTGCTTCCGCGTTACGGCCATGCGCATGATCTGGGTGAAAGACTGGGACGCGGTTATGTCGCAGTTTTCCTTGCGGCACCATTGCTTCCACAGCTTGTCCAGCTGGTCGTTTAGCAGCTCGCTTTCCGTCTTTGCCTGGAGCTTATAGCCTTTCCCGATCACATTCCGCCGAAAAGCGTGGATCACGGACTGGGCAATGTCGCTGTTACGTTCCAGGTCGCGGGCGCGGGCGCGGATCACATCCCGGCTGTAACGGTCTGTTAATTCCGCGCTTTCGTTGAAAACCCGCCACCCGGCATTTAGGCGCCCATGGCTGGCCGCGTCATATCCCCGCAGCTCCTCCAGGGCTTGCCGCCATGCCTCCCGCCGGTAGCCCCTTTCCGGCGAAATTGCGGTGATGATGTTGTCCAAAAATCCCATGCGGCACGGTCACCTCCCGTCAAAGTAGGCCACAAAGGTCCGATCCAGCAAGTGGGAGGGGGTCCCCGCCGCCACCTGGGCCTCCAGATCATCCCGCATGGCTTTCAGCATGGACAGGTCCGCCCGCGTCAGGGACCGGCTGCCGATCTTGTAGGACTGGCCGCCCACCAGCACCGCCGCAATGGCCTTATTGACCTGCTCCAGCAGTTCCGCCGGCTTCATTTGTGTATTTTCCATTTCGTCCTCCCGTTTTTATACCCAGCTCTCATTTTGCCGGATCCAGCTTTCCTCCGGGGTCGGTGCAGGCTCCGGCTTTGGCTTCTTGGGCTTCTCCGGCTCCTGGCTTTGCAGGTATAGGGACCGGACGCCCTGCATGTCTGCCGCCGCCGCGGCGTACACCTCGCAGTCCAGATAGTGGTTGTCCGCGTGGGTGGTTTTCGGCACCCACTTCTGCACCACTTTTCCGTTGGCCCGCTCGGTCACTTTATGCTCTGCGGTGACCTGCTCCGCATATTCCAGATCGCAGTCCTTGTAGACCATCCAGGATCCGCTTCCGTTTGGCTTCCTCATGCGGGCGGCGATCATGTCCTTGTACTTCCCGCCGTCCACCAGCACCAGGTCCATGCCGTAGGCATTGCTGCCGGCCTTGTTGACTTTTGACAGGCGATAGTGGGACAGCATGGTGGGTACGCCCTTGCACGGCAGCACCCAGTCCGCATTTAGGGCACAGAACTCGTAAACCTCCTCGGTCTGGTCGCCGCTGTCCATCAGGGCCAGCGACACCAAAAGCCTTTGCCCGTCCGGGTGTATAAACTCGGTGTTCATGATCTGCGCCACCTCGTTCATGGATAGCGCCTGGCCGTGGGCAATGTTCTGGCTGGTCATGTAATCGCCCCAGGCCCGGATCGTCCAGTACAGGCAATTTTCCTGCACATCTATGCCGGCGGTGATCAGCTTCGCCCACTTCGGCAGGGCGTATGCCTCCACCTCGGTCTGCCGCTCCAGCACCAGCTCCGCATTGGTCCGCAGTTTGGTGTCCTCCCATGGCTCCGCCAGCCAGCTGTTGACAAAGTTTTGCAGCAGCTCCGGGTCATCCTTACACCGCAGGAACTCCTTGGCAATCTCTGAAAACCGCGTGAAAGGGGAGTACAGGGTGTTCAGCCAATAGGCCACGCCGGAGGGCCTGGCGGCGGTCTGCCGGACCGTCTGCCACCTGCCGGCGGCCAGCATCTTCCCCTTGTCCTGGTCAGTGATCACGGCCCCGCAGGCTTGGCAGACATAGGTTGCCATTTCCGCCCGCTCGGCGCTGTCCGGCACATCGTCCTTGCTCGGCCATTTCAGCTGTGCAAATACAAATTCGATGTACTCCCCGCAATGGGGGCATGGCACAAAGTAATGCTTTTCCGCTTCCGCCTCCTCCTTGGCTTTCCAGATATGGCCGGATTTCAGCGTGGGGGTGGAGGCCATAAATATCTTGCGGTTTGTGGTGTAGGTCTTGGTGCGCTCAATGGCCAGGGAAACCGGATCCGCCTCTTTTTTGGAGGCGCCCGGAAATTTGTCCACTTCGTCAAGAAACAGATACCGGATCGGGGTGGAGGACAGGGAGGCCGGGCTGTTTGCCCCCGAAAGGAAAACAAACATGGTTTCAAATTTCAGCTTTAGTTTTTGGCTTTCCGCCTCCCGGTACTTGGCCGCCAGCGGTTTGCATTGCCGGATCATCGGCTCCAGCTTCGCCTCCACCGTCCGCTCCGCCAGTTTGTCGGAGGGGTAGACGATCATGGCCGGCGCCGGGTCCTGGTCAACCGCGCTGGCCAGCATGTTCTCCAGGGCCGTGGTGCCTCCCACCTGGGTGGGTTTCACAAATACGATCCGCTCCACATCCTCGTTGGAAAAGGCGTCCATGATTTCCGCCAGATACGGGGTCACGCTGTTGCGGAATGGTCCCGGTATGGCGTTGGTGTCAGGCAGGACCCGCCATTTCTCCGCCCATTTGGAAACCGGCAGGCGTTCCGCTGGCCGCAGGGACAGGAGCGCCCGGTGGATCCACGGCGGCACCGTGTACGGCTTTACCCTGTACGGCCTCATGGCTCCGCCTCCTCCGGTCCGATCTCCGCCGCGTCAACGAATACGGCCAGCATGTCCTCCAGCTCCTTGCGCATTGCCTTTTCCATAGCCCTGGCCGTTTGTGGGTCTGCATATCCGGCTATGGATTTCACAGTGCGGGGTGGAATGTTCATGGCGAATTTCTTAAACATGGCCATGAAGTCCGCCAGATCCCTGGTGGCCTCCTCGGCCTTGATGTATTTTCCCTCGGCAATGGCGGTTTTCAGCTTGTGGAGCTGGCCCTGGCTTTCTTTCAGCTCCACCTCCGCCTCCAGCTTCCGCAGGTTCAGCTCCGCGGTGGAGCTGGCCGCCGCCGTTTCCTGGGCCTTTTGCTCGATGTGGGCAATATAACGCTGGATCGTTTCGCAGGTTTTATATTTTCGGGCGCCGCCGCCGGGCGGCACCTCGGTTTCCAGCACGCCGTCCTGGGTGAGCTGCTGGATCCGCCGGGTGGTTTTCCCCAGCAGCTTGGCCACCGCCGTGGTGCTGGCCCACTCCGGGACTGTATTCAGGGCCGTCGGTGCTTTCGCCGCCTTACTGGCCGCCCCTGCTTTGGCCTTTCCGGCCCCTTTTTTCTCCGCCACCGGCTGCACCTCCTTTTGTGCCGCTGGCCCGGTTCGCCCCGCCCTGCCGGATTTCGCTTTTTCGGCGTGGGCGATTTCGCGTTTTCTTCCTCCCCTTTCCGCCTGATACCC